CGCAGAGCCACCCATCGTGGAAATTAAAAACTCAAATTCCGTTTTTTCCTCGCTGGCGTCGTCTGCCATGACGTGTTGTATAATCCTCATGGACTGTATGACCTCAAGACATTTTTCTTCGTCTACATCCCCGTAAAGGCACACAAGCTTGAACTCGTCTAGTGCCTCTATCTCCTCGACGTCTGGTGTCAACTCGTCATCACACGTCTCTTCGCTTTCACACACTTCTTCAGCTTTCATTTTTCCTCTGTTTTGTTTTCTGGTTCACGTCTAAAATTTTTAAGCCATCTCCGCCCCAAGCAAGCACCAATTCTTTTCTAATATGCTTATCAAGCAAATCTATGACGGACCCAATATGGCGAACATTTAATTTTTCTGCGTCTCTCTCATTAAAATACCAAGACAGAACAGAATTAACTAAAAAGGCATTTTTAGCATAGACAACATTACCCTCTTCATAGTATTCTTCATCCTGATCAAGAACTATTTTTCTTAGTGTGCTTTTCATCACCTGTACATCTGTCATGCAAAAAGAACTCCTCTTTATAAATACTCTTAAAGTCTCCTTTTTTTCAATTCTTTTGCAAGAAGCTCCAACGCCTCGGTCCAAGTCTTAAAATTTACAAGACCCTGCAATTGTCTTGGGTAAGTATTTTGGAATTTATAAATAATTGACCCCTTCCAGTTGTCAAAAGTCTTCTCATCAATTTTTCTTGCCAATTCAACATCCTTGTCCGTCGAGCCACCCTCTTTCATCTGAAGATACTTTAACTGACGAATGTATGCGACATCTTCCGTCAATGAGACCAAGAGGCGCAAAGAATATAGTATTACATCCTGGGCGAACATGGCAACTCTGCCATAACCGAACAACACGGCCCAAATTTTGTGAGCAAAAATTCCTATGAAAAACCAAAGGGCCTCTGGTGATAGTATCGTTTCCATCATAAAGCTATGTCTCCTATTTTGAATGAAGCTATCCCAAGGATAGCATATACAATTTGAAATGTCAATTATTTTTTGAGGAGGGGGGAGATAAACAATGAAGAAATTTTATTTTTACTTATTGGAACCGCTTTTCATACTTTGCCGAATCAGACGTTTTGTGACACGACGGAGCACTTCTTGAACCAGGGCGTCGTCATCGATTACGTTAATGTTGGCCTCCTCAAAGGCTTCCATAAGTTCCTCTTCTTCACCGCCCATTTCCAACTCACCGGCTGGTTCTTCACCACCCATTTCCATCTCTTCTTCGCCACCCATATCTAACTCTTCTTCACCGCCCATATCTAACTCACCGGCTGGTTCTTCACCACCGCCTTCGACGCTCATGGGAATATTATATTTATCTTCAATGGCTGTGGCAATCGTATCAACTAGATCTTTGATAGCGGCTTCGTCTACATCACCTCCTTCACCGCCCATTTCCAGTTCTTCTTCACCACCCATGTCCAATTCTTCTTCACCACCCATGTCCAATTCGCCAGCAGGCTCTTCGGCTCCAAGTTCGACTTCCGCCTCTTCTTCTTCTTGCTCTTCGATACCATACTGGCCAAAATAATTTTCTTGCAAAGCTTCCATATCGGCCAAACGCATAAAGCGCCTAATAGTATTCTCGTTGAGTAACGTCTTTTTCTTCATTGTCTATCTCCTTTAAAAAAGAAAAGTATTTTTACCTACCTTTAAATAGTCCAACGAAACATAAAAAGTACCATTAAAAATCAACAGACTTCAATTTCATTAACTTTCTGATTGCTTTATCTTCTATTTGCTTGACTCTGACAAAACTAATTTTTAATCTATCGCCAACTTCTCTTAGGGTCATATTTCCATTCTGCTGAATTGCTATTAGAGAACAGTTCAAATCCCCATCATATTCAATCCAAAATCGACAGTCCTCCTCCTCACAGCACTTACTTTTCAACAAACATTCTTCTGCACACGATTTCATAATTCTGGACCTTCCTCCTCTAAAATATCAAATATACTTTCTATCTCCGTATCCTTTAGGGCAAACTTGTTAATTGTTTCCTCTCGCGCTTGAGCCACATTCTTAATTTTATTTTTCTTTGAGGCGCTCTGCGCACCAAGATCACTTTTGAGCGTGTGAATATAGCTCATCAAATCCTCGTCCTGGTTTAGGTAGCCAGACACAATGCCGCGAAAAAAGGCAGATTGCGTTAAGCCATCGTAATGAAGACGTATTTTTAAATCTGCATGCCTCTTATCAGAATCATAAAAAACAATTTTCTTCCCACTTTTCCCATAATTGCTCATTAGCCCCTCCGCGTAATATGGGTAGAGCTTTCAACCTGCCCTGCTGCCGTTTGTCTAATGAACTCTGATTTTATCCATAGCTCTTCAATGCATTTCGCTCCAGTGTATGAGAATCCGCTTTGAATATTGCCTCTCATGTTGTCCAATACAACACTAACACTGCCCTTGTAAGGGATCGTAGTTGAAACACCCTCTGGTGCGGAAGACTTGCCACGCCAATCATCTTGAGCAGCTTTGCTTGCCATCCCGCGATACACTTTATACTGCTTGTTCTTACTTTGAAACAACTCCCCCGGTGTTTCAGTCGTCCCTGCCAGCATCGATCCGAGCATTACAAAATCTGCCCCTGCAGCCAGAGCTTTTACAATATCGCCATTGGTCTTTAAGCCGCCGTCTGCAATCAGCTTTGCGTCACGATCAGAAGCTGCACAATCTAAAATGGACTGGAAGGTGGGTACCCCATGACCTGTCTGAATCCGTGTAGAGCAAATTGACCCTCCTCCAATACCCACCCTGATACTATCAGCACCCCAATCAGCCAAGTCGTTGAAGGCTTCAAGCGTAGCCACATTGCCAGCCATGAGATGTATGTTAGTGCCAAATATGTTTTTTAAAGTTTCCAGCGCTTTCTTTACTGAGCAGTGATGACCGTGAGCCACATCAATGCAGATCACCCTTGCGCCAGCGTCATACAAGGCGACAGCGCGATCTTCAAAGTCGCCCGTTGCGCCAACGGCTGCGGCAACACTTGGAAGGTTGAGGGGGCCCAGACCGTGTTTCCGAGTTCGCATCGCGTTGAGCGCTAATTCAACCAAGCGTTCTTGCTCATCAATAGAGTTATATCTATGAATTACCCCAAGGCCGCCGGCACAATTCATAGCTGCGGCCATCTCCCATTCGGTTACAGTATCCATTGGGCTAGAAATTGCTGGCAGCTTTAATTTTATTTGCGGTGACAACTCATTCCCCACCCAAATGTTACTTCGGCTGATAATGTCGGAACATTTGGGCACCAACAAAACATCATCAAAACTTAAAGCCTCTCTCATCAGGCCACCTCCTGCTTCCGCTTGGCCCAAAATTCTTTCATTTGCTGACTGCGCTTAGAAGACCCTTTCCTTTTATTTGTTCGAAGCAGCTTGGCAACTTCAATAGCATCTGCCTCAGAGGCAAAAAAGTTCCCCTCAGTGTCCCCGTCCTGTGACAATATGCACCCCAAAGCCAATAGTTTGCGTTTAACTTTATTGTAAGTTGTTTCAGTCGGCCTTGACACGGACACGCCAACCATTCCGTTGTCAAGGCCCGTCCACCAAAGATGGTCATTGGAAAACTTTCTAACCCTCGACGGACTTATCGGCTCCCCAATCTCATTTAATTTATAACGCAAATTATTATCCTCACAAAATTGTTTAAACTTGGTTTTGCTTTTTCGTTCGCTCATTAAGATCCTCCTTGATGGTTTGAACTAGAGACAACCCACGGTCCCAACACTCGGGACAGTACAGATTGACAGCTTCCTCTTTCTGTCGAACTGCCACATACCACGACATCACCATTTCTTTGTTCTTCTTATCAAATGGTTTATCGCAAACTAGGCAATTGTCCTGCAACCTGTCAAACAAAGCCACCTTTGCTTGAAATTCTTTATCGGCTTCCTTTTCGGCTTGGCGCCTCATTTTTCGTTTAATACTCATTAAAACCTTCCTGTCGAACCAAAGCCGCCTGAGCCACGGTCGGTGTCTGAGTTCAAAAGATCATCATCAAAAACCTCTTCCACTCCACAATGAACCACGGGCACCAAAACTGCTTGAGCAATTTTTTCACCCGGTTGAATAATTTGGGTTTCGTTGCCAACGTTGTGAAGGTTGACAAATATCTCGCCATCATACCCGGGGTCAACCACACAAGCACCAACCAAAAGTTGGCGCTTTGATGCAATGCCAGATTTATTCTTAATCTCAAGCATATAACCCGGAGGTACCTCTGTCTTTAGTCCGATGGGCAACACCCTCGACCCACGAGGAGGTACCCAGAATTCCCCATCCTCTGCCAAAAGATATTTACCTGGGGAGGGGCAGTAAAACAAATCCATCCCCGCATCCGTGGCGTGGGCCCTCACCGGCAACTTGGCGTCTTCTCTGATTTTATAAAATTTAAGATTCATCATCTCCTCCTAAAAAGACTGTTCTGCCTTTGTCGTTAATATCGATCATTACATAATTACGGGAAAGAGCAATAGCTGCACGAGCCGTGGTACCACTTCCCGCAAATGGGTCAACCACTGTATCCCCTTCATTGGAATACATTTTAACAATCCTCTCTAAAAGTTTTACAGGCTTTTGAGTGGGATAATCCAACTTCTCCTTTCCTTGGATTTGATTTATATCAATCCACAAATCCCTAATAGGAATACCCTCCATCTCCTCTAAAAACCTTTTTATGCGTGGAACCCCCTTCTTGTTATACTGAAGTCGATCATCATCATGAAGTGCCTGCATCCTCTCTTTAGAAGCATACCACTGCTTGGTGTGGCCGTTCCATTCGTATCTCAAATTGGGCCTGGGGTTCACATCAGGCTGAGAATTGTGTATTGCCGTTGTGACATACCACTTCTCTGTATCCTCGCACAGCTTTGCTCCCGACTTTTTCTTATACTCCTCATCATAAGGCAAATATTCAGGATTATAGATAGACTGATTAGACTTTGAATAAACTATAATGGTGTCGTGGTACCTTCCTAGTTGTTTTTTATTCTTCGCGTTTCCTCCACTCTTCCACGCGATTTCATTTCTAAAATTCTTCTCCCCAAACGCCTCATCTAAGGCGAGCCTCACATAAGGACTGTTCTTGGGCTCCACATGCACCACGATGTTGCCATCTCTTTTCAATATCCTCCGACACTCTTTAAGGCGCGGAAGGAGGAATCCTTCCGCATATTCTTTCATAGAGGGGAACTTGTCATTAAAATGTCCGAAGTCTCTCCCGGTATTGTAAGGGGGGTCCAGATAAACCAAAGTGCAACACTCATCGTCCAGACCCCCCAACACCTCAAGGTTTTCCCCGACTATAAATCTACTAAGCATTGAACCTGTTCTCCAAGTCTTCCAGGATTTGTTTTGAACGACCTTTATATTTGTCCTGTATTGCAGCAGGCACAGTGGGCACCAAATAGCCGGGATTGCTTGGGTCTTTCAGGGCAGTCTCTGGAATGACAAGCACCTCGACTTTGGTCAGATCTCCTGGTGCGTCCTTGTGGGGTATGGTGAAAGAATAGACATCACACTCTCCCACCGCCGGGACCACATGTCCGGTTGAGGCAGCCGCACCCGCATTCTTTTTGCTGATGCGCCTTGTTTGCTCAATGAACAAGTTAGGACGACCACTTGGGCTTTTACCACCACGATATTTACTTTGAATCCGCATACCGCTTTCGCTGATCAAATCGTATCCCGTTCCATTATGATCGTCATCATCCCTCAGTTTAACGCTCAAAGAAGTATTGCTGTTAATCCAAGAAACTTGCATGTGTTCGTTTGCGTTGGCAAGAAATTTTCCTATCTCTCTAGTGTTGTTTTCCTTCAGCAACTTATCAAAACTGCGGTCTATGAACGGCTTCCAACTTTGCTCCATGGTTTCTCTCCCTTTTGTTTAAACCTGATATTAGTATATTAAATAAGAACCAGAAAGTCAAGCTAATAATTTAAATGTGTGTCGAATTGATCTCGTGCTAAATCCCCACTGCTCATCGTAACTCAGCTTTGCCATGTAAGGTCTGTTATTATATATTCTATCTCGTGTCGGGTCAACCCCCCAACACTTAATAGACGTTTGAACACTGTTGGAGTCAATCACTTCAACAATATAATAGTCCTTGCCATTTTTAGTTTTCCGCACCGTGGTTTTCCTGGGAATAAACCAAGTGACCAAAAGCTCCGGGTCATACTCCGAAATGGGAGGGATGTGGTTCTCATTCAACCGTCTCAAAATATGCTCATCCATCACAAGGTCCATCGGGAATACTCCTGTTAAAGAAGAGAGGTGTTCGATTTTCTCCTCATTAGAGAAATCCCCCTCTTCCACATATTTATCAATGTTCTCCAGCAGATTTTTCTCTTTGCGCGGGCGTATCACAGCCACCGCACTCCAGAAATGCTTACCTCCGCTGAAGCGTTTGTCCATTAAACAATCCAGAGCCCCGCTTCGCACAAGCACATCAAGGGCTCGCTTGTTGAGCTTGCTGTATGTAATCTCTTCATGGAACAAAAACTCCTCTATCTTGTTGAAGGGTCGATGCTGCATGATCTGTTGCATGGCCGCGTCACCAAGACCCTTGATCGATGTGAGGGGTTGAATCAAAGTCTTGCCATCCTCTGAAATCTCCCACACCTTTCCAGACTGGTTGACGTTAAGCGGCTTGATCTTAAACCCAAACTGTTTGGCGATCCCAATAGCTTTTTCTTTTCTCCCCTCGGGCTCTTTGTCTAAGAAAGCAGCCATCCACTCAGCAGGATAATAATTGTAAAGCCAACCGCACTGATAGCTAAGTATGCTGTAACTAACTGCATGCGACTTATTGAAGCCATAACCTGAGAAGTATTCAAACTTCGCCCACATTTCTTCGGCGTCCCCTCGCGTGAGTCCATTGAGCTTACAGCCTTCGACAAAGCGCCTTTTAATATCTTCTTTCTTGTCATCCTTTTTGCCTGTCCCTTTCTTGACCAACAGTTTTCTCAAGGCATTACCCTCGTCCAGACTAATGTCCTTTCCAAGTTTGTGGGCAAGCATCGCAATCTGTTCCTGAAAAATCAAGAACCCATATGTTTCTTCGGTTGCCTCCCTGAAAAGACGATGAGGATATTCGATGTCCGCAGGGTTGCTCTTCGCTTTGACATACATCTTATCGACCCCAGCACTCAACGGCCCTGGTCGGTAAATACTTGTAATTGCAGCAATATCAATGATGCTGCGCGGTTTCGCCTTCTTGCAGAAGTCTTGCGCACCCTTCTCTGTGAACTGGAATATTCCTGCCCATTTGCCCTTGTGAAAAACATTCTTATAGACCTTCTGGTCATCAAAATTTATCTCATCGGGGTGCAGGTTTTTATCGTAAAAGTCTTTCACGTCTTCAAAACTTGGCTCTTCAATTCCGTGATGACGCCTCAAGATGTGACGGATTGCCCCCTCCATCATGCGAAGCGATGCCAGCCCCAGGATATCAAATTTAATGAAGCCCATGGGCTCCAAGTGTCTGACATTTTGACCCTCACTCCAGGGTGTTTGTACAACGCCGCCGCTATTAATAAGGGGCATATGCTTGTCCAAGTCTTCCCCAATCACCACCCCGCCGGCATGCCTGCTCACAGACCGAGACTGGCCAAAAAGCACGTTAATATGGTCAGCGATATGAGGATATTTACCCAGAAATGTCTTGAGCGATTCAGAATACTCCATCAATTCTTCAAACGTTGGAGCATATACACCGGCCTTGATGCCATGCTTTTTCTTTGCGATGGGCGTGGCTTCCTTAAGCATCTTTGATGTGACCGGGTTGACCTCGGTAAACGGCACACCATAAAACTTAGAGACATCTTTAATGAGCGAGCGCAACTGCAAAGTATTAAAATTAGAAATGGGAACCACTGTCGTCTGACCCCATTCCTCCATCAATTCTTCTTTGAGATCCATGGGATCGGAAACATCATAATCAATATCTGGATAGTCCTTCTGCTCTTTGCGC